TGGAATCCACCTTACAGATTATTCCATCAGAACTGACTGTTACAATGAAGTTGTTATAGTACTCACAATTGATGATTTCTCCTCCGAAGTCTCCAACGTCAGAGAACAACTCAGTACCAGGACGAACACTGTTACTGCCATCAATACCACGTTGCATGTTCTCTAATGTCTTGGAGAACTTAGTCTGAAGGTTAAGATCATTATCCACAACATTCCACCCACCACTAAAGTCACGGATGGTAGCATCAAGTAATACGTTGCCACGTTTTACTTGTTCAGTACGTCCTCTTGGACCTTGTGGGAATAGGAATGTGTCAACCATTAGAAGGGTATTTCATCATCTGTCTTTGTTCTAGGGACTCTGACCTTCTCAGCTTCTTTAATAGGTTTAATATCAAATGTCTCTTGTGGTTTGTGTTCTAACTGTAATGGTTCTTGTGGTTTAACAGCTTCTTTCTTTGCAGGAGGCTTGGCCTTAGTCTTCATAAAGTACTTTAATAATGCCTTTCCACCTTTGAAGGCTCCTTTAACTAAACGCCCTTGTGGTAATATTGACAATGCATCAAGTAGGGCACTTCTTCTTTGTGGTGCGTCAGCGGCGACATCCTCATATGTAATCTCTTTCTTTCTCGCTATGTCTGCTTGCCTTCTACCTTCAGCTTCCTCTTCTCGCCTACGTTCATAATCATAGAAGGGGTCTGTATCAAAGATATGTTGTTGCAGCTTTGCTTCTCGTTCTTTAAATGCATCTGTTTCTAATGTCTTAACAAAATCTTCTCTATCTTCGAATACTTGACTTACATCTGGACCAAGACTTTGATTTATCCCTCTAGCTCTTTCGGTTTCATGTGCAGCATCTAATCTTGCCTTAAATTCAGCATTTATATCATCTTGTGTTCGTTCACCTTTAAAGTCTGGAGGAAGGTTTACGTCTAGATATTGGGCTAAATCCATAGCATCGGTTGGCCATGCTTGTGGTTCGTCGGGATTAAATAACCCTTGAGCATCCATCATTATTTGTTGTTCTAATCCAATTTCATCGTCTAGTTCTGATCTACCAAATAAAGGTTTGTCTTTGAATGTCATTCCCTCTGGTAGTCTAGTTTTCTCATAAATGTTATCAAAGTCTATTCCAACTTCTTTAAGTGCTTCATAGATGATAGGATACCTGTCAACTCCTTGTTCTCTTGCTTGCATCAACTTATGCAATATACTTACTGCTTGTTGTGACTTGTTCTGTCCACCTTTAAGTAAAAAATCTAATAACGGCTTCCCTGGTACAGCCCCCGAAGCAGCAGCTCCACCGACTCCTTTTAAAAACGTCCTTCTTGTAACATCAGCCATTTCACGGCAGTTCTACGAAACTAAATGTCTGCGGCATCGCAGTAACAGGATCAAGACTAATTGGAGAATTATTAAGTGTATTCTTTAATTGTTTTACTCTAGCTTCAAACAGTAGTTGGAACTTTTGTGTAGCATTTGGATTAGTTCCATCATCCTCCAGATAGTCGAATGTAGCTCCTAAGATTAGAGCTTGATCGTCAAAGTCAATCTCATCAGTTATAGTAAAAGTATCAGGCTTAGTCCTATATTGGACTACAATATTACCAGTAGCAGTTTTAGGCCAGACGTTGAATACCCTTGTAGTCTTATTACTAGCTCCTGGTCCCAACGACTCGAAATGTATAGGTGTTGTACCAGCGAGAGTTTCTGGGTTGGTAGTCAAAGCAGCTATCTTAGTTAATGATGTATTAGAGCCATCAGGGAAGATGACTCTTATATCATCGAACCGTTTAACTAAGTCTGTTAGGTCTGTAGTTACAACTCCAAGAGTCGCATCTAACGTCCATGTTGACCAAGTCAGGAACTGAGGCCAGAAGGCTTCGTCAAATAATACATCGAACTTGTGTTGTATCATTTCTGCGATGCGATCTTCCGCATACACTTGAACGCCAGTACCAGCTACCATAGATAGCCGGTCTGCCGTTCTAGCTATTAGTTGTGCTAAAGTAGCCATAGAAGTACCGGCGGGGGGAGCGAAGGGGAGGCCAAAACTCCCCCCACCGAACTATCAGCCGCTAAAGTGCTCGACGCCGTGAAGATCACTTGTATTACACAAGTAACGTATTTCACTTATAATCGAACCATTACTAGCTGATGCAGCGTCAAACGTTCCACGAGGATCACCAGTTGTAGCTGTCTGAGGATCAGTGGTAATAGCCGCTGTAAGCGCACCAGCCGCAACAACACCGTCTTCGGTGTCACTAAGTAAGCTAGTACCAGCATACGGGATACCCAACAATTCTGCCCAACCTACATCGACAGTATCACTAGCGGCTCCTGTAGCAATAGCCATGCTATCAACATATTTGAAGGCTTTTAAACCAGCAATTACGCTTGTTCCACTAAGGGTAATATTCTCTACCACTGCTTGACCAAGATAGTCACGACCAGTAATTGTGCATACATGATCAGACCCAGCACTACCTGTGCAAGATAAAGTACGACCATATGTAGCATCAATCATACCAGCGGTAGTGGTTACAGAAGTAGAACTACCATCGAAGGTGTTTTTATAATCAGCAGAAGTATAAGAAGTAGCTGAATTAGTAGCACTTACACCATCCCAAATGCCATCAGCATCTAGAGTAGCTGGTGCACCAAGACTTACGATAACACTGTCGTGGACAACATCGGCAGCAAATTCCATGTTAGGAACATACTGATTAATGCTGCGAGGGAAGTAGTCTTGTACAACTTTAGACATAACATTTTCCTTTAGCTAAATTTTACCATCGAAGACTTAGAACGAGCATTCTTCTGTTCCGACCTTGATTTGAGACTAGAACTACCCATTGGAGCAGTCTCATCCCCAGTCTCCATATTAACAAGGGTCGGGTCTTCATTGAAGCCTTGTCTTTCTAACTCTTCTTTAGTCCAAATACGAATAGACGAACCACTAGGGAAGTAAACCATCCAACCGGCATCAACTTCTTTGTCTTCGTATTCGAAGCCGCCAATTAGTTTTCCTTCTTTGTCCGTCTTAGGACTAGCGATTCGCCTTGTCGCTTTCCCTTCTAACTTATGTACTTCAAAACGTGGTTTCAGATTAACGTCTGGCATCCCCTTACTCCTTATACTTACGAGTTAATCAGAACCGCATGGGTACGGAAGGCTTTCCACAAGCACCATTGTCCCTGCCAAACAACCCTACGGCCATGTGCATCAATTGTCCAAGGAGCAACAAGCTCTTTGATCTTCATGTTGACATGTTTAAGGATATGCAGACGAAGGAACTTAGAGTTAATAAAGAACGCTTTATTAACCGGACAGTCTTCGTCATACATCATGGGGATATTTTGGTGCTTAACGCCAGAGAAGCCAAGGTCCATCATCTTCTTACCAGAGTTAGACTCTGACAAGTTGATAACAACCTTGTCCCGTACCGCAGTACGATAGTGCCTAAAGAGATTACGACCAGTAAGGATAACGTCAGGCTTATCACCTTTAAGAGTCAAATCCATAAGGATATCATCAAACGCTTCTTCAATGTTCGTGCTATCTAGGTTGCCATTGAAGTCATAGGCAGATGTACGCCATTGAGTTTCATTGGCTCGGTTAATGTTACCAAGAGTCCCAGTAGTAGGATCATCGGGAACAAGAAGTCCAAGACCTTGTGGATCGGTGCCAGCACCAGAAGCATAGAGATATTCAGAGAACTTCTCTTTAATGCTCTCTTCTAGTACGTCGATCTTAGCTTTCATAAGCTTAAAGATCTGAGCCGCGCCTTGGTTCTCATCTTCTTCTTGATCACTGATAACTACTGAACCAGCAACACGCGCCCAGTTGTAAGTTACAGTATCGAACTCACTGGTTTGTGCTACTGGCTGTTCGTCATAGTACTCAAAAGAAGTAATGTTAGGATTACGACCCAATGTAAGTGGGTTCGTAATTTCGTGTCCACCGTCTTCAAACTCAACGCGGTTGTTAGCAAAAGCCCATGCCATTAGAGCATTAGACTTAATAGAAGCAAGGATCAGCTTCTTACGCGAACGAGTAAGCGTTGATTCGAGGACTGTGGCAATAGGTGTACTTGCCATTGTTTACTCCTAGGTTATTCCAGCATCTTCCATAGCCTGACGAATGATGTCACTGGTAGATGTATTTGCGTCTGCCACTTGTGCGGTATCAGTAACTCTTGTATCTGTTACATTACCATCAGGGACAGCTTGCTGCGTATTAACACTAGACGGTTGCACTTGTGATTGCAATTGTTCTAGGGATTTCGTCCAATCTAGATTACGCTCGTGGTAATAAGACCGGAGTTTAAAATACGCGGCTTCTGGACTAAGAGTAGGTTCCTGTTGCAGAAGTCGGGCGAGAGAGTCTTCGTGAGGCGCAGCATCGGGATGTTTTGTACTAAACTCATTGTAGATTTCTAATGCGCGATCGTTAGCCTCTTGTGTGTCAACCCTCTCAGTTTGCTCTGTTAACAATGGTTGCAGTGCGGTATCCATCATCTGCTTGACAGCTTTCATATCCAAGCCGCCACCACCAATAGCATCTATATTATGCCCTGAAGCTTGGGCTTGTGTCAACATATATTGTATGGTTTCAATAGGATTTGACTTATAAGACACAATTAACTGTGCGCCTGTCGTCATTTCCTCCGGTGTAAGGTCGTATTGTGTGCTAAGTGTACCAGCACTGTTAATTGCTTCTATTTGCGCTTGGAGAGTTGAGACTTCTTTTGCTGCTGTATCGGCCCTCGCTTTCTCCCTTTGCGCCGTTTCGTAGAAGCGTCTTTCTTTTCCTCCTGTAGCAATGACGTTTCCTTGTGCATCAACAAGGTCTTGGGGACCACCAGACGTTTTTCTTGGTGCGTCTTTTCCATCGCCGTCCGCAGTACCTTGTTCACTACTGGTTGTAGATGCCTCTTCTCCAGGGTCCGTTGTCTCTCCCGTATCTTCGCTGTCAATACTTTCATCCGTAGTCTGTTGGTCATCCCCTTCTCCAATACTATCTAGTATTGCTTCATCAGTCGAAATGAGTTCTTCAGCCATAATTCATCCCCTTATTGTTGTACAGGAGCTTGGCCTTGCGGTTGCTGCTGTGGTTGTTGTTGCATAGCAGACTGCAAAGCCTTCTCCGGTGAAACACCAGACTGTATAGCAGATTGTACTTGCTGCTTAACCTCTGGTGGGAGTTGTGCTAGTATTTGTTGTAATTGTTCTGGACTTGCACTAGCGATAGCAGGTCCAGCTTGTCCATTACCACCTTGAGTTTGTTGTGGTTGTTGCTCACCTCCAGCTTGTTGTTCTATAGAGGCAATGAGTTCAGTCCAATCCTCTTCTCGCATTGTTACCTCATCAAAAGCTTTCTCCATGACTTGTAACATAACTTTGAGAACTGGTCCTGGGGCTGCATTAACGAATTGGCCTAAGACCTGTCCAAACTCTAACGCTTCTTCTTTCTTCGCAGCACTTGTTGGTTTCTTAGTAGAACCACCAAGTACAATAAGTGAAAGGCTACCAATTTCCTCTGGCGATAAGTTCTCCCAAACTTCTTGCGCCTCTTCACCGACTAACTCTACTACTTGTTCTACTAGCATATTTTGGAGACAAAGTTGAGCAATACCCCAGTAGATAGCACCAATCCAATCCTCAATTTGATCGCTCTTCTCGTCAATACGCATATTAGCTGATTGGGTGTTAGCTTGTACTGCGGCTTTGTTAGTATTGGTCTTGAACTGCTCCCCTCGCAAAACAGTACCAACAGAGGATATACGATCAATGGCCCTATAGTAGCTTTCTTTATCAAAGAGTTGGTCAAATTGTATAGACGGTGGGGGAATGGAACTGATAACGTCAGAGAGTTTAGTCTCTATGGGAACATTTAACCCCCTGGCTGTTCCATCATCACCGTTCAACACTACAGTAGCATCCTCTTGTGATAGCACGTTGCTATTATAGAAGATGTTACGTCTGCCCCACCGCCTAGCTCTACGTGTTTCGTCCGTTATTTCATTGATAGCATCTTGCTGATCTAGGTAATAGGAGACTTCACCTTTGGTAAGCGGCCCATTAGGGGACTCGAAGAAGGTCAATGGATAGAAAGGAAAGAAGGTATCAAGACGGTCGGGATCATCCCAGACCCATATCGGCCATGTCCAATCTTTGGAGTTGAACATAAGGACTCTACGAGTAACCTTGTCGTATACCTTAAACACTTTAGTCATCTTGGCTTTCTCAAACGACACTTCATCATTAAAGCCAAATGACTTTGCTGTATCCTTTCCCTCTTCAAAGATACTAAAGTTGTCTGCGCTGCTATCATCATCGTCGTCCCCTAATGACACCTTCATAATATGTGTAGGTGCATAGATAGAACGAAACTCATTAGACTTGCCTTTACGTTTAGCATACTTAGCAAGAATAAACTCGGTAGGCAAGATGTCCTCTTCAATAAGCCAGTTAGCATCCGTTAGGTCTATTTCCTTGGCATTAGGATCTACATGAATCTCAAATGGGGATTTGACCTTAGCAAACGGGCCTGAAGATTGTAAGATATCAATGCTTTCTTCTAGAGCCAGTATCTTACCCTCAATTTCAACTATCTTCTTAGTATCCTTAGCCTTCTCTAACTGGTTAGCAAGTTTAGATAGATCTTCCAATGCTTGTTCACTACTTTCTTGTCTTGCTGTCCAACCAATTTTAATCCAAGCTCTATTAGTAAGAAGACAAGTGACAACACATCTCTTAGCTTTAGGTTTGAGATTGATCCCAGGAGTCGCCTTACGTCCACCAATGACGTTGACAAGTCTCTCAGTAATTGTAGCTAGTCTCTTCTTGCTTTCTACATTAGAAGTAAACTCTGCTTCTGGGTTCCTGGAATAAAGGGCTGGGACCATAGTAGTAACATTCGCAAAGACTACGTTCTCCGTTTCCGTTATATTGGAGTTGAGCTTCTGGTTTCCCAGTGTATTGCCTGAAGCAAATTCCTGCCTCACACGATGAGATAGTTGATCGTTTTCAAAGTACCTAATAGCTTCAGACCAAGCTTCCCTAACGTCTTCTGTATGGGACTTAGACTGTGAGACGCGAGACTTCCACATCTTGCCGGTAGACTTAGAGACAGGTATCTTGCTGTCTCCTACTACACGATAAGAAGGTTCTCTCCTTTTACGCTTTCTAACTGGCTTGTCATCACCAAGAGATTCGTTGATGTTAGCATCAACGTCTGTGGGGATTTGTTCTTCGGCCATCTATCTTGTTCCTCGTTGTATATTCCTAAGAGCATCTAGCAAGGCACCTATGTTAGCATCAGGGGCAGCGGTTGTTCTGTCTATAAAGTCAGATACAATTCTTCCAGCTTCATCTACTTGTGGTTCACCAATCGCTTCATCGAAGACAGTAAATTGAGTTGTCTCTTCTGGTACTTCCTCAACTTCAGCGCCACGTTCTCTTTGCCTAGTTCCTCTTTGTTCTCCAACAGCGGACTTTACTGTGGTTTGTTTCCCAACTTTCCCTCTAGGAGAAAGTTTAACAGGAACAGGTGGGAAGTCTTTATTAATCTTTTCGATAGCTTCTTTAGTCAATTTACCAGTTCTATCTATAACATCTTTTAATGCTTGTTGTCTTGGTGTTAGATCGTTGCGTCCTTCGCGGATAGCTCTAAGATCAGCTTGATGTGCTCTAGCGTTAGCGACTATTTGTGCTTCTCTAAGTCTGGTCTCTTCCTTAAGTGGCCCTGTTAGCTTTTCTTGTGGGCTAAGAACTTCGCCTTCTACTGGCTTCTCTAAACCTTCAGGGTCTGGGCGTTTACGAGCACGAAAGCTTCGTTCTCCTGTAGGAACTCTTGATACAACTTTCGGTCCTTTAGACCTACCTTGCACCTGTTTAGTACCTTCGGCTTTAGCTTTAAGAACAGCACGGCCTTGAGGAGTGGTCGGTCTTCCAGTTTCGGGGTCTACATTAAACTTGCCTTCTGCACTTTTTCCTCTAAGGAATAAATCTTCTAGATCACGCATAGAAAAGTCATCTCCCTCTTGTGCGACTTTTCTACCAAAGAATTGCTTACCTGCTTTATCTAAGACATCAGCGGCGACAACATCTTCAGCTAGTTCCCCCAGGTTGGCACGGGTTGCTAATTCCGGTTGTCCCTCAAGTTGCTCTTTTAATAGTTCTAGCTGGGCTTCTCTCCTTGTATTTGTAACGTCAATATCATCTGAACGAGGAATCTTTGCAGGAGCGCGTAAGTCTTGCCTTGTACCTTCAGGAATTTCCCTAGTGATTGGAACTGGAGGCTCACCTTTCATGAAACGGTCAAAGTTCTCTAATTCTCTAAAGTGCGTAGCGGTTGGAGGAAGTTTAGGGTCTATGTATGTTCCTATTTGTTTAGCTTCACCGGCTGTGGTTACGTCTTTCCTCTTACCTGCCTCAAGGGCGTACTCCGAAGGCTTACGGGCTGTTACTTGTGTCCCTATATCTCCTAATTCTCCAGAATCAATAAGCTCACGCTCAATGTCATCTAATGCATCCTCAACAGTTCCAGAAAGTCCTCGCTTTGTTGTTGGTTCTTTACCAAAACTACTAGGATATTGTCTTTGAAATTCTTCCAATACCAAAGGGTTTCTGTCTCTTTGGCTGGTGGATTCCCCAAAGAAGGTAGGAGCGTCAGGATCAATTTCGCTTAACGGTTCATCGTGAGTAGGACGACGAACCATTGGTACGGTTTCTTCTAATTCCTTCCACTTGCGTTTAGAAGTGGCTCCAGCCGCCTTGAGTGTTAAGGCTTTTATGATAGCATACAGCCCAGCATTAGCCATATCTTATACTCCGACGTTCTTCATTAACGTCGCGCTCTCCCCATTGATACCATCCAACTTTCTTTGGATCTTGTTTAACCATCAACTTGGAGATGTTAGGACGATGAGACAACATGTACTTAGTAGTGTCCATAGCATGGTCGTCTTTATCCATAGGCTTATCTAGTTGCTCACCCATTGGATTCTTCTGCCAATAGTAATCTGAAATCTCATTGATCCACCACTCAAGCTTGTCCGACACATAGAGATACGGAGAGTTGTATTCTCCAGTGATGGGGTTTTGGTGGTTGTGTTGGGGGATCAAGTATTGGTTGACTTTGATTATACCATTGGAGATATCGCTGTTACCTCTTGTA